CATACAATATACATAGCTGTTATAGATAACTTAATAGTATATAAAGGTGAACAAGGTTTCAATCTAGATTACCTTATTTGTTAGATTCAATGATTAGGAGCTCTAGCGATCTTAACGAAAGCTTCATCACACAGAATACTATTAACAAATATTAAATTAATACATTTTTAAGATGTATAATTAATTTATATTTGTAAACTACCTTGTTTTAACCTAAAATTTAATGATATGAGACTAACAAAAGATACCTTTATGCTTGGGCTAATAATAATCCTTATAGCAGTAATAATGTTACAAAGATGTTCAAAGGATAAACAACCTGAACCTATTAATAGATACATATATAAAACTGACAGCCTTTATAAGGATAAGTACTTCAAGGCAGTAGAAGAATTAAAAAATAAAATACCTCCAAAGGTTATCACTAGGTGGAAGGACCCTATACCTGGTGAGGATATTATTATTGAAAAGGTACCTGATTCCACTATATTATATATTGGTAAATTAAAAACTAGATTATCTATTGCTGACAACTTCATAAAAAATTATCCTACAAATCCTAAATTATTAGAATTGAAATTAGATAAATCAAATTTAGAACTGACAACATTAGACATTAATAATAAGGCAGAGACATTCCAATACCCATTATACTTAGATAATTACTCTTATCAATGGTTGGAAAAACAGATGACTACATCAGACTATCATATTAAAAAAGAAAGAACAAAATTTGATATGAGTAACCTTTACATTGTTACTGGTTATGACTATTTGAATAAGAATAATACCATAGGGTTAGATTATACTCTTAAGCTCGGTAGAATTAAAGTAATGGCAGATACAAAATTGTTATTACAGAAGAGCACAGATAATATAGAAGCTAACATTGGTATTGGATATAAATTATTCAAATAAATGAAGATAAGTACTAAAGTTCTTACCAGAGAGCAACTAGATATAGTTAATAAGGTATATAATGATATATTCCTTTTTGCGATGCACGTATTTGTAATCCATCCTATAAGAGGTAAAGTACCTTTTTTATTATATCCATTCCAGAAAAGAGTATTATGGTATTTCTTAACCAAAAGATTTAATATAGTTTTAAAATTTAGACAAGCAGGTATCACAGAGTTGATATCTTTGTATTGTTTATGGTTAGCTATGTTTCATCCAAATAAGAATATAGTTATTATATCAATAAAAGATAGGGTAGCAAAGAAAGTTCTGCGTAAAATAAAATTTATGTATAAGAACTTACCTGATTTTCTCAAGGTCGAGATAGTCAATGGAAGAACGTCAGAAAATGGTACAGCTCAAGAAATGGAGTTCTCAAATGGGTCAATGATAACTTCGGTCCCTACAACTGAAGATGCTGGTAGGTCAGAGGCTGTATCATTATTAGTAATAGATGAAGCTGCTATTGTAAGGTGGGCAAATGAAATTTGGGCAGCAGCCTTTCCAACTTTATCAACAGGGGGTTCAGCGATAGTTAACAGCACCCCATACGGTGTAGGTAACTGGTACCACAAATCTTGGGTAGATTCTATGCAAGATGGTAGTTATTTTAACCCCATAAGATTACATTGGAAAATGCATCCTGAACGTGATGAGACTTGGTATCAAGAAATGAGAGCTTCACTTGGTGAAAGAAGAACAGCTCAAGAAATAGATGGTGATTTCCTAACATCTGGGAACTCAGTATTTGACTTAAATGATATTAAGGCTATCGAAGATTTACTATCTGAAAATAAACCTATACAAACAATGATGAACGGTACTGTTCGGATATTTAATAGACCAGATCCTAAAAAGGAGTATTTCATTGGATCTGATATAGCAACTGGCCGTTCACGAGATTACAGCTCCTTTACTATAATGGACAGAGAGGGAGAAGAGGCAGCAGTGTTTAAAGGTAAAATACCTGTTAATCAATTATCTGATTTACTTGGTAAAATGGGGATGACATATAACAGAGCTACTCTAGCACCAGAATCAAATGATATAGGATTAGCGGTAGCAACTAAATTACAAACAGATGCTTACCCAAACCTTTATTATTCAACTCAAATATTAAGGCAAAAAGGATTAACCAGACCAAAAACTGATAATATACCTGGTTGGTATACAACAAGTAAAAACAGGCCAGTTATAATTGATGCACTAGAGGAAGATATAAGGAATGATAATGTTAATATTAAAGACCCTTTCTTTGTGCAAGAAGCATATACATTTATATATGATGAAGGTAACAGACCAGTAGCTTTAGGTAAGAATAGAAGAACATCAAGTGGTGACTCAGAACTAGATGATAATGTATACACTGATGATGCTATAATGGGTAAGTGTATAGCTAACTATATTCGTAAAGGTAAAAGGAAACAAGTAACAATAGCACCAAGATAAATGAACATACTAGGATATAAAATAGAAAACCCATTTAAAAGGATAGTAGAAACTGAAAAAACACTTGTAGAAAAAGTATTACCAAAGGTTGTGAATGCTCCTCCAGGTAGGGTATCACAACCTGATTATAAAGTTGACAACTTTGGTATTACAGCTCTTGGTAGTTCAATTGATTTTGTAACACCCTCATTCGTAAGAGAAAGTATACCAATAATAAGGAAATTATATAAGGTTAATGCAGATGTAGGTTCAATTATATTTGATTTAATATCTCTAACTAACACAGGTCATTCAATTGACTTTGACCAGACTGTACCAGAAGAACAAATAGATAAGATGAGAAAGCATCTTGTTAGAACCTCAAAGAATTGGGGTTCAGGTGTTTCAGGTATTGAAGGTTTAATAAATAAGATGATTGCTCAAGTATGGGTATCTGGAGCTTTATCAAATGAATGGATTCCACGAAGAGATTTAAAAGGTATTCAGAACAACAGTTTGGTAAACCCTGAAAATATTCATTTTAGGTATAATAAAGCTCAAAATAGATATATACCTTATCAACATTCAAAAGGTAAGATGAGCTTAACTCAAACTTATATTAAATTAAATGAAGCTACATATAAATACTTTGCTTTAATAAATGACACTGATGAACCATATGGTATACCTCCTTATCTAACAGCTTTAGAAGCATTAGGTACTCAGAAGGATATGACAACAAATATAAATCACGTTATGAAACAACTTGGTTTACTTGGTTATCTAGAAGCAAAGGTTGAGAAACCAGAACAACTAGCAAATGAGTCAGTATCTAACTTTGAGCAAAGGCTAGATAGTTTATTAATTAAAACCAAACAAAATATCCAGAATGGTTTTATGGATGGAGTAGTAGTTGGTTATAAAGATGACCATGAATTTGATTTTCACAGTACATCTAAAAATCTTTCTGGTGTTTCAGAAATATTCAACCAGAATGAAAGGCAAGTAGCTAATGGTTTAAAAACATCTCCAAATTTCTTAGGTCTACCAGGTGGTGGAACAGAAACTAATATGGGGATTGTATTTACAAAAATGTTATCCCAATTAAAATCAGTACAGAATATAGTTGGTGCTAACCTTGCAGCTGGTTATGAATTAGAATTATTAATGGCAGGCTTTAACCCAAAGAATATTAATATTAAATGGAGAGCCTCAACAATTACAGATGATTTAAAAATGCAACAATCATTTGAAATAAAACAAAGGGTTGCTCATTTACTTACAGTAGATGGAATTATAAGTCAAGATAAATATGCAGATATAATGGGTTATGAAAAACCATATAAGAAAGAACCTATTGTACCATATAAAGACCAAGCTGGTGGTGGTAGTAAAGATCCTGAACAAGATAAGAAGGATGGAGAAGTAAAAAAGAAATCTGAAAGAAAACAAAGAGATAAAGACAACAAGCAACCGAGAAGAAAAGATAATGAAACAAAACCAAGATAATTATGCACAAACTAAATTTAGATAACAGAACTGGTACAGTGATACTAAATTCTGGACATGCCCTTATCTTGGGGCATAAACCAGATAAGTTATCACTAGAACAAATATCTGAAAAGATACTAACAGAGCGACAGGAAGTACAGAGCTTAGGACTATTTGATAACTCTACTCCAAACTACACTACATATTACCCAGATGTAACTGCGGAAGACTTAAACCCAAAGGATGAAG